TGGATATTGCTAAAGAATGTAAAAAAATCTTTGCCGAGCAATTTCCTATCTGTACAGAAGCACTTGGGGGGGTAGAAAATCAATGGGTTCTGTAATGTATCCATAAATAAATTCATATCATTAAGAGGTGAAAATTTTGGCAACATATCCCATCGTCAATAAACAAACAGGTAAACAAAAAGAGGTTATCATGAGTATTCATGACTGGGGTCAGTGGTGTAAAGATAACCCAGATTGGACACGCGACTGGTCTGATCCTTCTACCTGTCCTTCTGCTTGTGAAGTGGGAGATTGGCAGAATAAGTTAGTCGCTAAAAACCCTGGTTGGAATGAAGTTTTGGATAGAGCTTCTAAAATGCCAGGATCAAAAGTAAGTAAAATCTGAACCCTATGCCCGCAAAGAAAAACAAAACAGGTATTGGCATCGCAACTCCAGTTCCATTTGGTATGAGCAATCGCGTTATGAAAAGAAAAAAACCCATTAATACCAGTTTTATCAAAAAAATTGAACCTCTAACGGACAATCAAGAAACTTTATTTGATAAGTATGCACAAGATCAAAATCTTGTTGCTTATGGTGCAGCTGGCACAGGTAAAACATTTATTACCCTTTACAACGCGCTTTTAGATGTTCTTAATGAAAAAACACCATACGAAAAGATTTACATTGTAAGATCTCTCGTTGCTACTAGGGAGATTGGATTCCTTCCTGGAGACCATGAAGATAAATCATCATTGTACCAAATTCCATACAAAAACATGGTCAAATACATGTTTGAAGTGGATGAGGCATCAAATGAGATGCTATATGCAAATCTAAAGACTCAAGGGACTATTTCTTTCTGGTCTACTTCATTTATTCGTGGAACAACTTTAGATAAATCAATTATTATTGTGGATGAGTTCCAGAACCTTAACTTCCATGAACTAGATTCTATTATTACTCGCGTTGGGATAGACTCTAAGATTATGTTCTGTGGAGACGCTACTCAAACAGATTTACTTAAAGAAAGAGAGCGTAATGGTATTATTGATTTTATGAGAATCTTGCAATCTATGCCATCTTTTGATATTATTGAGTTTGGCGTAGAAGATATTGTCCGCTCAGGTCTTTGCAAAGAATATCTGGTTGCCAAAGAAACACTAAAAGCTGATTTGAATTTATGATTTTTAATCATGTTGATTTGGAGCTCCCTCGTCTTGAGAGGGAGCATATCGATGGAGTTCGTTATTATAAAGTACATGATAATGATGAACTCCATCGCTTTGTTTCTATTACTTCTGTCATCAGTCATTATAAAAAAGACTTTTTTAATAAATGGAGGCAGCGAGTTGGTGTAGAAGAAGCTGATAGGATTACTAAAAAAGCAACTAGTCGAGGAACTGACGCTCACACTTTAATCGAGCATCATTTAAAAAATGAATCGTTACCTAAAGTTCGACCTATTTCCGAACTTTTGTTCAAGATTGCTAAACCAGCTTTAAATCGTATAAATAATATTCATACTCTTGAGGGATCACTTTATAGCACATATTTTGGTATTGCAGGTACTGTGGACTGTATTGCCGAGTTTGATGGAGAACTCGCCATTATTGACTTTAAAACCTCAGCAAAACCAAAACCTAGAGAGTGGATTGATGGTTATTTCGTACAATGCTGTGCTTATGCATGTATGTTGTATGAACTTACTGGGATTACGGTAAAGAAGTTTGTTATTATCATGACTTGTGAAAATGGTGAAGTAGAAGTATACGAAGAATACGACAAGAAAAAATATATTAAACTATTAACTCAATATATCAGGAAGTTTGTCGATGATAAGACTTCTTGACATTGATGTGTTATAATGATAACATTGTGCAAGTATTATGGAGATTAAATGCCACTCAATCTATTGAATTTAATGCAAATAGACTACAAACAAGAGTTTTCAAAAGAGATAGAATCAAAGTTTATTCTCCCTGCAAAGTTTGCACAAGAGATAGAAACTATAGTAAAAAATGAAGACAATATGTCATATATTGATGCTATCATTTTTTACTGCGAAAAAAATAAAATAGAACTAGAATCTGTTCCTAAACTCATACCAAAACCTCTAAAAGAGAAGATTAAATATGAAGCTATGGAACTAAACTTTTTGAAAAAAACCTCTCGAGCTAGATTAAAGATTTGAAATTGGAACCTCACGATTGCTTCAAAACCTATTTGTCAATCAAAAATCATTTTACTCAGGAAAAGTACGATTATCATAAGTACTGTGGAAAAACAAGATCGTCTTTGCAATCTTTTTACAAGAGAAAAGATAGATTCTTTTTTGAAAAAATGAGTCGTCAAAAAAGTGATGAAGAGATCTTGAGTTTTTTTGTTGCAAACTTTTCAAGTGCTGAAGATCCACAATCTTTATGGATTGGTGACATTATCAAGGAAGGTGAATCAGTTTATTTAAACTGGCAGAAAAAATCACAATCATTGAAATATTGTTTTGAGCAAGAAATAAATGATCTCTTTTTGGATGATGATTTTGTCTCATTGTTTAAAATCAATGGTTCTTCCCATCCAAAGATCTTAAAAAAGTTTTTAAGAAAAGAAGTTTCTTTAGAAACACTAGTGATTCTAGATAAAATCTTAAACTTCAGACAAAGATTTGACAAAAAACTTACTGATCCAGTATGGCAGTTTGTTTCTCTCAAGATCAAAAAGTATTCATCATTTATACATATTGATATATTTAAGTTTAAACGTATTTTAAAGGAGTGTTTAGAATGACATTTTTCGATTCTGATCTTGTTAGGGCAGAACTAGCAGAGATCTCTGAACTTCAGGAAGATCTTTACAGAAATGTGTTTAACTTTTATAGGATGGATAAACAACAGAAAGTTAATCATGTTGAACTCCTCCAAAAGTTGCTGGAGAAACAGAGAGTATTGTATACTCGTATGAGTCTTTCTGATGATCCAGAAGCACAGGATATTAAAAATAAAATCATTGAGTCTGCTAAACTGATGGGTCTGGACGAAGGGGTTGACATTTCATTCATGTTTGGTAACATGGAAAAAGCACTAGTCCAGATGAAGAAGGACATTGACAAGTACACCGATCACTGATACACTATTCTTATGCGGCTAGGGAATCCGCACCAAAGCAAACCCAAACAGGCCAAATACTTACAAAAATTCGAGGTTCACATGTCATTTGAAACCCTAAAAAAACAGTCCCGTCTAGGAACTCTTACTGAAAAACTTGTTAAAGAAGTTGAAAAAAGTTCCGCCCGTGGTTCTGTTGATGACCGCTTTTGGAAACCAGAAATGGACAAAGGTGGTACTGGTTATGCCGTAATCCGTTTTCTACCTGCACCAGAAGGTGAAGACATGCCATGGGCAAAAGTCTTCAGTCATGCTTTCCAAGGTCCTGGTGGTTGGTTGATTGACAACTGTCTGACTACTAACGGAGGAAAGTGTCCAGTTTGTGCAGAAAATAACACACTATGGAACAGTGGTCTAGAGTCTGATAAAAATATCGCACGTAATCGTAAGCGTAAACTGTCTTACTATTCTAATATTTACGTTGTTAAGGATCCACTTCACCCAGAAAACGAGGGCAAAGTGTTCCTCTATAAGTTCGGCAAGAAGATTCATGATAAGATTCTTGCTGCTATGCAACCAGAGTTTGAAGATGAAGAAGCAATCGATCCATTCGACTTCTGGCAAGGTGCCAACTTCAAACTGAAACTGGCAAAAGTTGATGGTTATTGGAACTATGATAAGTCTGAGTTCGCTGCAACATCTGCTCTTCTGGATGATGATGATGCCTTGGAAGCAATCTGGAATAAGGAGTATTCTCTCCAAGAACTGGTTGCTCTCGATAAGTTCAAGTCTTATGACGATCTCGAAAAGCGTCTAAATGCAGTTCTTGGAGTTGGTAAGGTTGCGCCTAAGTCTCAGTCTTTTGATGAAGAGGAAAAATATGAAGCATTCTCCCCCAAAACCACTAAGACTGATAACGTAATGGAGCAACTAGAAGAAGCTGCCCGTTCTGCCCGAGCACCCGAACCACCTGAAACCATGAAGCGAGAACTTGCTAATCTATCTTCTATGGTTGATAAAGATGAAGATGATGCAATGGCAATGTTTAATGCTCTAGCAAATGATGATTTTTAATCAAATAGTTTAGCATTAAATCCTTTCTTGAGGGTTCTGGACACATATTGTTCAGAACCTTTTTTATATTCCATTATTTCTTCAATGTCATCAAATAGAGTAGTAAGATACTTTGGTTTTAGTGTAAATATGGTTCTTTTTTTCTCTTCTATTCTTGTCTCATATTCATAGTTTGTCACTGGTACTGTAATATTTTCTTTAAGAACCTGTCCATCTCTAGTCGAATAGTATTCCATAGAAAAAGTTCTATCTACATGAAGACCACCAGGAAATACTACTGTACCAGTCTCATCTTTTTGTTCTATTGATTCATAGTGATGAACTTTATAAAGATTTTCATAACTACCATATTTTCTTAGCATCAGTTCATCAAAACTTTCTTGTGGTAGTGGCCATTCATTTTGTAGGTTTAAGATGTTGTTTGATAGTAAAACTACCCAATCCAAAGTCGATTCGCCATACAGATCATATGCCACGTTATCTGGTCTTTGGTTGCCAACTATAAAATACTTAGTAAAATAGTTGACGTTTTTGAAAATCTCGCTTCTGATTTGTCCTCTTTTAAAGAGATTTTTTACTGTGATATAGTTTCTAACACTATCATTACTTGGGTTTACGTTGACGTAATCAAAGTTAGGAACTTGTCTAAAGTAAGGTCTTAATGCCATTTTTAGTACCCCATACCGCTAGCTTTTTCTTGGTCGTCTCTATAGATTGGTTCGAGTTCTGAGAATGTTAGACTGAGATTATATGATGTCATTGATCCATCTGGATATGTCATGTAAGATCCATCGGGAGTATAATCAGTAGTGATGTTTGTTAGGGCACAAGTTTTGATGTTGTTTAAGAATGGATGAGGTGCTCCAGTTTCCCCAAAGATGTACTGTAAATCAAACACATTTGGAGATTTTAAAAATAGTCCAGTGTTTGCTTTTTGTACGGCAGATTCTTTTTTCAATACTCTTATAATATTTCGTATATTATTTGCTTCTGCTGGTTCTCTTGGAGTAAACTTGTAGTTATATGAGAATGTTCTAAGTGATGGACCTTGGAAAAGCATTTCAAGATTATTATTTAAAACCGCACCAGTTGTTCTTGTAATCACATTTGTGCCAACTGCTTGACCAGCAAAATATGCTGCAATATATGCCCCAAGACCTTCCGTTGCTAAAAGATCATCGGCAAATGCTTTGCTATCTGTGATAATACCTTTAAAAGCATCTGCAAATTTCGTATCACCTATACTATTGATAGCATTTGTTGCTGCTCCTGCTGCCCTTGCTTGGAAAACATTCATTTGATCTTGATTCCAAGAGACTGCGTTAGTGTCTCTAATCCCTGGTTGCATTGGTAAGAAAATGGTTGTCCCAAGTGATTTTTTTCTTCCAGGAGATTCTGTGGATGCAGTATTAAAATCATCTCTAGGTAAACCAGGAGGAATATATTCAATAACAGTTATTTTTAAATAATCAAGTTCAGAGTCTCTTTTAAGTGGATATGATAGAGATGTTATTGGTGCGGTTCTTCTTTCGACTGTTGGCGTAGATTGATTTAATTCACCAGTTGAACCTAGATTAAAAGAAGCAGCATTTTCAGAAACTGCAAAGTTAGTATTTGACCAATAATCCGATGCATTTTTGATTGTATTAGTATAAACTGGATTATTTACTAGTTGTTCCATAAAGAAATCTGGAGCGCCCAACTGAAAAGCATCTCCAGTGTTTAAGTTATAATCTGCCCAACTTATAGATCCATCAGAGTTAAAATAGTTTGCACCAGCAGATACCTCATTATTACTTAAAGGTATTTCTGGTGTTCGATTTATTTTTACCTGAGACCCAGAGTCATTTTTTGCTTCAACGTTAAATGATAAACCATCAATAAGGGTTGTGGGACTTACACTACCTTGACTTAATGCCATTTACACTATTTTTAGTTATTTATAGGGGTTTAGTTCGTCTTCTGTTATAATCTTAAACTCTACCATATGGTCTTCGCACCATTCCCTAGCAGCTTTCCATTTTGCTATATTTTTAGTATACATCATAACTTCATTAATGAAAGTTTTCTTTTGCTTTCCTTTTGTCTGCTTTGGTTCTATGGTTTGTTTTTTCGGTTTAACTTCTACAACGTATTTTTTAATATTGCCACTATTTTCTTTAATCTTTACAATAAAGTCAGGAAAATATCTACGGACTTTTTTTGTCGTAGGATCAAAGTAAGGAATAAAAAACTCTTCACTACCCCATTCCATTATCTTCTCGTTTAGATCACAGTACCTCATAAACTTAAGTTCCCAAGAAGATCTGTAAACTATGTTACTTGGGTTTCCTTTATATTTTTCTGGATGCTTAGGATGAAACTTTCCCTGATGATATTTACTTTCTCGCATACATAATATATAAGATCAAAAAGTATTTATAAATGTCTGCTGTACCCCCAAAGAGTTATAGTATAAGTGACTTTAAATCTAGGGCATTAAATCTTGCACAGACCTCGTTATACCAACTTACCATAGTTCCTCCACCAAGAATATTTCAACAAACTGAGAATATTAGTTTGCTGTGCCATCAAGCAACTTTGCCTGGTTCATCATTAGCGACTCATCAAGTAACTAATGACCATCATGGTGTTACTGAGAAGATGGCATATAGAAGAATGTATGATGAATCATTTAACCTAACATTTTATGTTGATCATCAATATAATGTAGTTGATTTTTTTGAAAAGTGGATTGAGTTTGTTGTTGGACAAGGATACACTCAATCACGAAATGCTTATAGAGAAGATACTGCATTTTATAGGATGACATATCCTGTAGACTATAAGCAAACAATCTATATAAGTAAGTTTGAAAAGGATTACTTTAGACCAACCAAAGCACCATTAGATCCAAAAAAACGTGGTGGATCTAACTTAGAATATGAACTTATTGGAGCTTTTCCTTATAATATAGTTTCTATGCCAGTATCATATAATCAAAGTGATATTTTAAAGTGTTCTGTTGGTTTTTATTTCACACGTTATGTTGTTGAGAAGAAAGGAACAGTTACTTACGGATCACCTGGATTTGCAAACTCAGGAAATATAGATGCCCAAAGAACTCCTCCAACTACTTCTCAACAACCAATAAATGCTTTTGATTATAGTAAAATGACTGGATTTAAATTCGATAACTATTATAATAACTTTGGTGTTGATGCTCAAGATAATACTAACTTTGGAAACTTCTTTAATGGTAGAAGAGTTGATCAAGGAGTATTTGGAGCAGAAGCACAAGCATAACCCTACTAAATACATGTACTGATACATCAAATTATGCCGTTACCAAAAATTGCAACGCCAACTTATGAACTTGAGTTGCCATCTACAGGAAAAACTGTTAAGTATAGACCTTTCTTGGTAAAAGAAGAAAAAGTCCTTCTTATTGCTATGGAAAGTGAAGATGTTAAACAGATTACTAATGCACTAAAGCAAGTATTGAAGTCTTGCATCTTAACGAGAGGTATTAAAGTTGAAGAACTTCCTACTTTTGATATTGAATATTTGTTTTTAAACATTAGAGGGAAGTCTGTTGGTGAAGAGATTGAAGTAAATCTGATCGCTCCAGACGACGGAGAAACCTCAGTGTCTGTAACTATAAATGTAGAAGACATTGGTATTGAAAGATCAGAAAATCATGAAAAAACTATCAAACTGGATTCAAATCTACGAATGGAGATGAAATATCCATCTCTAGATGAGTTTATTAAAAACAACTTTGATTTTCAAGAGCAAACCTTAGAGCAGTCATTTGATCTTATTGCTGGTTGTGTAGATAAGATTTATAATGAAGAAGAAGTTTGGTCTTCTGCTGACTGCACTAAAAAAGACATTATTGAGTTCTTGGGTCAAATGAATAGTATTCAGTTTAAGGCAGTTGATGAGTTTTTCAATACTATGCCAAAACTTTCTCATAAGGTAACTTTTACAAATCCAAATACTGGGGTTGAGAATGTTGTCAAGTTGGAGGGACTAGCAAGTTTTTTCGGTTAGGAATGGTTTACATGGATTTAGAAAACTACTTTCAACTTAGCTTTTCTATGATTCAGTACCATAAATATTCATTAACGGAATATGAAAACTTAATGCCTTGGGAAAGAGATATTTACGTTGGAATGTTGATTAATCATTTAGAGGAAGAAAAACTAAAACAACAACAGTCCACATGAAGAAAGAAGACGAACAAAAACTAGATTCTCTTTTAGATAGCATAAGATCCGAAAATAGTGGGTCGAAGAATGTTGTTGTAAAAAAGATTGATCCAAAAAAACTTTTACCAGATGCTTCCAAAAAAACTACTGGCGATCAAAACTCTGATGATAAGGCGCTTAAGTCCATACAAAAAGAGTTAGTTGAGATAAAAAAAAGTGTTAATGCTATAGTAGAATCTTTTAAAAAGCAAAATCAACTTGCTAGATCTTCAATGGAGAGACAAAGGCAAGCAAAAAATACTAAAAGAAAAAAGGATAGAGAATCGTCTTTAGAATCTAAATCTAATGCAAAACGTGAAGGTGGTAAAATAGAAAAAGCAATATCACCCTTTGCAGATTTTTTTGAAAAAATAATGAACTTTTTCAAGTTCATTCTTCTTGGGGGATTTCTTAAAGGACTTCTTAATATTATAAAAAATCCTAAAATATTATTAAAACCATTACAAAATATTATTAATAGTATTGTTGGATTTTTTAATGGCATTATTAAATGGATTGATGATAATGTTATTGGTCCAATAAGAACTCTTATTGATTATATAAATGGCGGAATAAAAAATGTAGTTAATACTATTAATGATATTATTAAAGCATTACCAAGTTGGTTGCCAAAACCAGACCCAATAGATAATCCGCCAACAATACCACAGATACCAAATCTTCCCCAGATACCTGAAGAGACTTTTGCTAATGATCCAGTAAAGACTATACCAGTAGTTGCTCAGTTTGAAGAAGGTGGTGAAGTACAAAATATCAATAATTATAACAACGCCAATAACGTCACTAATAGTACAAACAATGTAACTAATAACACTATTAAGGCTGGATCGACTGTTCTTCCGAGAAATAGATCTGTCAATGTTAATGACTTGTCATTTGCAAACGGTGGTCAAATCGAAAATGATACTGGACTTACGATTAGTGGTCTGGGTAAAGACACTCAGTTGATTGCTGCTCAACCTGGAGAGGTTGTTATTAATGCTAAAGCAGCTGAAAACTTTGGCGTTGATAAGTTATTGACAATCAACGCCAAATATGGTGGACCAGTAGCAAACAAACCTAGAGATGTTGCTTCCAATAAGATCAAAGCAATGGCAAGTGGTGGTTATGCTGGTGGAAAGATTAAATACTTTAGTGTTAATGGTGGAGGAAATAAACTTTTAAACCCTAGTCAAACTTATACTTATTCTGATTTGAGAATGCATCATAGTGGTCCAACCACTAGGAGAACTGATGGATATCCAAAAGACTATACATTATTGCATGGAACTGATCTATCATCATCTCCAAATGCAGATATTCCAGTACCATTAGATTCTGAAGTTATATTTAAAAATCAAGCTGGAGGATATGGAAACACTGTAGTTGTTAAGAATGCTACGGGAAATATGCTTTTTGCCCACCTTAGTAGAATGGGTAAATTTGGTGTGGGGGATAAAATAAAAGCAGGAACTATTATTGGAACTCAAGGAAGTACTGGTGGAAACTATGCTGACCATTTACATATGGATGCAGAACCTGCAGGACATGAAGCATTTGTTAACTACATTACTTCAGGAAAACCAACGTTCGGATCAACATCTGCAGCAGGCAAATCTTCATCGGGAGAGATTGAGACTGAAATGAGTAGATCTGGAAGTCTTCAGATTCCATCTGCAGAAAATGTTGATAGTGGAATGAATTTTCTTAGATCTCTTGGACCTATGCCTGGTCAGATGAAATCTGGTGGAAGTGTAGCAAATACACCAAACCAGAAATCTGTCCCATCATTCAACTCTATTGATCCCGCTAATCCTTCTTTGTTGGTCGTAAAATCTATCTATAATCTTGTAGGATAATGGCATTACCAGCAATATTAGGGGCAGCAGGAAGATTATTGGCAAAAGAGGGGGCAAAAGGTCTCACAAAATCTGCTGCCAAAAAAGTAGTTCAAGGAAAATCTAAGAACTTGGCAAGAGAGAATGTAAGACAATATGCCAAGAAAAAGTTGAAAGAGAGGATGGTTTTTGGCGGATCAGGACAATCTGTAGGACCAAATATCCAAGAGAAAAAAGTATCAACAGCGAAACTGTTAAACATACCCAAACCTAAAGCACCAAAACTAGGGAAAGGATCTACTGGTAAATCGAAATATTCTCCAATATTAAAAGAGTTATCTTCAATAAATCAAGCACTAAAATCACTGCAATCTACTTTAAAAAACTCTCAGAATATTGCAAAAAAAGAAGAAACTGATAGAAGAATACAACAATCCAGACAAAGATATTCGGATAGGGAATCTTCATTAGAAGATAAAGATTCTGGTAGCGAAAAATCTGAAAAGGAAGAAGAACAACAATCTCTTGGATTTTTTGATATAATCAAAAGATTTTTTGGAAATATTTTAGCTGGTGGATTATTAAAGCTACTTCTTAATAACAAGGACAAGATATTTAAAGGTATCAACCTCGGCATTAAAAACTGGAGGCATATAACCAGATTTTTGCTGGGACCAGAACTTAGAAAACCTTTATCTAAACTATTAAAGTTTACTGCAAAGTCTTTATTAAATCCTTTTTACCTTCCAGGCAAAATACTTAAAGGTAGTATAAAACTATTAGGTAAAGGTATAAAACTAACCTTTAAGGGAATATCTGGTGCAATAAAACTTGCTATAAAATCTGCATTAAAGGTTGCTAAAGGCATTATAGCGTCGATTAAAGCTGGTGCTAAACTTGGAGGAAAATCACTTAGGTTGGGTGTTAAAGGTGCTCAAGCAGCAGCTAGATTTGGTAGATCTGCTCTAAGATTTGGTAATAGAGCAGCTAAAGCATTTACTGGTGCTTTGAAGGGTGGACAAGGATTGAAAGGAGCAACTCAGGCAGTTGGAACTGCCGCTCAAAGATCTGCTCGTCAATCTGCTCTAATAAAAGCACAAGCACAAAAGGCAAAGGAAGTAAAACAAGCAGCGGAAAAAGCAAAGAAAGCGAAAGAAGCAGCAGATAAAGCAAAGAAAGCAAAAGAAGCAGCGGAAAAAGCAAAGAAAGCGAAAGAAGCGGCAGCTGCAGCACAAAAGGCAAAAGCAGCATCTAGTGCAGCAACAACTGCTGGAACTGTTGCTAAAGCAGCTAGACGATCTATAAGAATACCTATTATTGGTCCACTTCTAGTTGCACTTGACTCTTGGTTAAGTGGAGATCCACCAAGTCAAACATTGTTCAAAGCTGGTGGCGCTGCTATTGGTGGATTACTTGGAAACTTTATTCCCATTCCTATTTTAGGAATGATGCTTGGTGAATATATTGGTGAGTATGTTGGTAATCTATTTTATTATGGTATCAAAACTCCAGGTGGTTGGAAAAAGGCGGGTGAGATTTTATTTGATGATTTAAAGAAGGCATTTGATACTGGTAAACAAGTTCTAGATTGGTTGGGTAAAGGTGTTACCCGTTATGCAACTAACTGGCCAAAACTAAGAATCCCAAATCCAGCTATTCCTGGTCCATTAAGAGCGGCATTAGAAGCAGCTACATTATGGAGATCTGGTAAGTTTGAAGGGATGCATGATTTCTTAGGTAAGTTTCCTTTAAGTCCGTTTAAGTTTATTTCTGATAATCAGTGGTTTGGAAACAAGAAAGGTAAGTTCTCACATATTCCAGATCCTTCATTTATGGTTAGAGATCCTGTGGCATTTCTTAAGCATGTTAAAAACTCATTTATGGGAACTTCTAACGAAAAACCAAACTATATACCACCACCATTAGGTGATATGAAACTTCCTGGTGATGGAAGTGCAACTCAACCATCGGGAAGTGATGGCAATACACCAAATCCAGCTGCAGGTTTAGATACAAGACTTAGTGTTGGTACTGGGGAGTTTGGTGAAGGACCACTTATTAAAGCAGCAACTGCTATTGGAATCAAAGGAAAAGAACTTGCTGCTTTCTTAGCACAAATGTCTCATGAAACTGGAGGTTTTCAGTTCCCTAGAGAGTTGAGTGGAGGAGCATCGCATTATGGTGGTGGTGGTCCTTGGACAGCGCCTAATGGAAAAACTTATAAAGCAAAGTTCCATGGTAGAGGTTATGTTCAACTAACACATGACTACAACTATGAAAAATATGGAAAAATGTTTGGTGTTGACTTGCTAAGCAATCCAGATCTTGCAATGGATGGTGAACTTGCTGCTAAGATCGCAGTTGCTTATTGGAAGTCAACTGTCAGACCTGTAGTAAATGGTAACTGGGATAATGTATTTTTACATTCAAAAGCGATCAACTATCCTGCTGCGACTAGAGAAGATCAAGTTAATGGGATGGAAGATAGAAAAGCAAAATATAGAAAATACGTCGAAAAGTTAAATGCTGGTAAGATAACAACACCTGAAGCAACTCCTAAATCACCTACAGTTCCTTCGCCAGAGCAACAAGATAATGAAACTGAAAACCTTCGCAGAGCAACTGATAAACTAAATCAATCTACTTCATCTGCGTTAAGTATGTCTTCTCCTTCGCAAAAAATGGATACTAGCGTATTGAGTCAAAAAGCATCTTATGAACAAAAACGTGGTGGAATGACTGTACTACCTCTTCCTATGGGAAATGGCGGTGGAGATTCTTTTGGTGGAGGATCTTCAGTTTTACCATTACCTCCAGGATCTACATCTAAGATGTTAAATAGTTATTATAAAAGTCAACTCTTAGGCAACTTGTATAAAAACGGATAATGGAAAATAAAGACGTACTATCTGGTAATATTGAAAAGTTTCTTATAACAAGTTTTAAGACCAATGCGTCTATTGATATTAGTGCTGGCATAACCGACTTAAGATACTATGAAAATATTTTATCCAATACTATAAGTTTGTCTGTTGTATTTACAGACACTGGATATAAGCAAAATTCTAATGTTAAAGAATCTATATCAGTTTTAGATGGATTGCCATTAAGAGGTGGAGAAGAAGTTGATATAGTCATAGAAGATGCGAAGGATAATCCAACAAGGTTAAAACTAAAACTTTATGTTAATAGAGTTAAAAGTGTAAACTCTAACACCAATACTGAAACTTATATAATCGATTTTTGCAGCGCAGAGACATTTGCCAACGAACAAAGTAGAGTAGTTGAAAGATATAGTGGTAAGATTTCTGAGAATGTTAAAACTATTTTAACCGATAAACTAAAGACTAATAAAAATATTATTCTTGATGATACTCTTGTTGATTATGAGTTTATTGGTAATGATAGAAAACCGCTTCATGTTTGTACTTGGTTAGCATCAAGATCAGTTCCTTCTGGATATGGCAAAAAGAATGCCTCTGCTGGTTACTTTTTATATGAAACATCAGACGCATTTAACTTTAGATCTATTGATGGACTAATGAGTCAAAAACCAAAGAATCAATATGTTTACAGTGATACTGCTGAAAAGAAAGATGGTTTTGAGAAAGTTTTATCATATGGTATTGATAGAAATATTGACTTGCAGGAGCAACTAATACTTGGATCTTACGCTAATAGATCAATATTCTTTGACTTTTATGCTATGGATTATGAGGTTAGAAACTATAGTGTCGATTCAGATCAAAATGGAAAAGCAGTAAACCTTGGAAAGGATGAAAATAATCATGTTGCAGATCAGTTTAGACAACCGATATCGAGATTAATGTCACATATTCTTGATGTTGGAACTCTTCCTCCAGGTAAAACTCCAGTATCTCAGTTAGAAAACTGGAAAACTAGTCCATTAAATCCAACTTATGATGTCAAAACCACAATGGTTCAATCAGTCATGAGATATAATCAAATGTTCTCTATTAAGATAAATATAGTAGTAGCTGGAGATTTTGGTTTAAAGTCAGGGGATGTAGTTTATTTTGAGTTCCCTCAAGTAAAAGCGGGAGATCCTGATGTTGATGTATTGTCTTCTGGCAAATATGTTATTTCCAGTTTATGTCACAGAATAACTTCTGCCGACACATTTACTAGTATGACGCTAGTAAGGGATACATTTAGAAAACAAAAGTAAGGAGGAACAAATGGAAAAGTCAATCGAAGATCATATTGAAAATGATAAAAAAATCCTTGAAAATCCAATGGTCTCTCCACAAATGAGAAGACACACCCAAGATGAGCTGGAACATCTGGAGTTGTATCATAAAAATCATCCCGAAGACCATCATGATCCAACAGCATTAGAAATGTATTGTGACGAAAATCCAGATGCTAACGAATGTAGAATTTACGAAGACTGATGATTCAAGAAGGGTTTTTAAAAAGTCAGCAAGTAGGACGTGACGGATTTGTATGGTGGATTGGTCAAGTTGTTCTTGAAGATCAGTGGGTAGTTAATATTCCTGGTCGTAGAACTGCAACCACTTCAGATCACTTGGGATTTGATTATAGATACAAAGTTCGTATTATGGGATACCATACTGCGGATGTTCAAGCACTTCCCGATGAAGATCTTCCTTGGGCAGGTGTAATGCTTCCTGTAACTGCAGGAACTGGTAATGGTGGAGCTTCTCAAACACCAAGCATTAGGCAAGGTGACTTTTGCTATGGTTTTTTCTTAGATGGTGAAAATGCTCAACATCCAATCATTATGGGTTTGATTGGATACAATCAATATGTTTCTATTAGCAAACTTCCTGCTGCTGCCTTTCAACCTTTCAGTGGATATACCAGTAGAGATCTTATCGCAAGGTATAACTTAAATGTTGTACAAGAACCCGCAAAAGCACAACAAAACCCAGAAGGAGTAACACAACAGCAAGGGCAAGAAATAAATCCACAAGTTAATAACTCCAATATTCCAAAAAAGGATGGCGCTTCTGCTGAGCAAGCAATTGATGGATATGAATCTGAGTATTTAGATTCTGAATGTGAACCAATCGCTATAAGCAAAATGCAAAGGGATATTAAAAATGCAATCCAAAAAATTGAAAAATATAAAAAAACACTATCAAAATGGGAGAATGCTGTATCTACAAAAGTAAATGACATTAGAAATGATCTAAGCACCACAAATGTAACTAACTTTCTTGACAATCTTATTCAGTTTGAGATTGATGAATCAACAAAATCTCTTAGCGAAGTAATAAAATGGGTTTTTGTAGAATCACAAAAGTTTGTTACTAAAAAAATAAATGACGCTGCTAAAGTATCTTATTTCAATCTATTTCCAAATCAAAGACCACAATTAAAAGAAGGTATTCAGAAAGCTAGTGAAGCGGTAGTTTGTCTTTTTAGAAACTTAATATCCAATCTGTTAAAAATGATTGGTAACTTCTTAAAAGATTCTTTGAATAAGTTTGTAAATGTTCCTCTTTGTGCCGTTGAAAATCTATTGGGAGGAATTTTTGGTGCTATTACTGGTCTTATTAATGGTGCATTAAATGATATTTTAGAACCTATTGCATCTTTACTTGGAAACGCTTTTGATATTGCTGGAGATGTTCTAGACTTTATTACTGAACTTTTATCATTTATTCTTTGTGACGAAAAACCAGATTGCGCTAAAACAACCGAATGGAGTATATGGGATGGTCCAGAACCATCTGCAAATCTAGACGTTGCTTCTATTGTTGATAAAGTTAAAGGTATTGCATCTGCTGTTTCTAACTTTGATATTGATCTAGATTTTATTGAAGACGTAAATCTTGCTGGAATAATTGATAGTGTTGCAGGTTGCTTTACTGGTCCTATCTTGTGTGGTCCTCCCACTGTGACTATCTTCGGTGGTGGTGGTTCTGGGGCGACTGCAAATGCAATCGTTAGCGGTGCAGGAAAACTGATTGGTGCTGATATTACTGTACCTGGATCTGGATATACTTCTGCACCATTTGTTAAGTTCCAAGATAACTGTGGAAAAGGTACAGGTGGATTTGGAAGAAGTAAAATAGATGATCAAGGACGTGTTGCAAGTATTCAAATAGTTACCTCTGGAACTGGATATTTACCTACATTTGACGGAAGTTATGGTGGTGATGGAAGAACTTGGGCAGATAAAGATGATACGATTGTTCAGAGAGCAGATGGAACTTGGGATTCTCCTTATGGACCAGGAGAAGAAGTTATATTAAATCCAGGAGATCAGGTTCTTTTCCCTGGAAATGATACATATGAAGAGATTACTGATGGATCAGTAGTAGTTACACCTCAACAACAGGATCAAGAACAACAGGATCAAGAACTAGTTGAACCTATTTCAAGTGATGGATCAGTAGTAGTTACACCTCAACAACAGGATCAAGAACAACAGGATCAAGAACTAGTTGAACCTATTTCAAGTGATGGTCAATATCCAGTTGTTTTAGAGTTGATTGATGTTATTATAGATAGTCCAGGATATTCTTATAGTATTTTAGATGAAATAACTGTAACACCAGATAATGGTGTCAGAATATTCCCAATAATCAGTCCTATCGGATCTATTATTGGTGTAACAGTGGCAAGTGGTGGATTTGGATTCACAGACATTCCTGAGATAACAATTAGTTCTCAAACAGGATTTAATGCAAGACTTACTCCAGTACTAGGAACTAAGTTTGTTGGTGAGCAAGAGATTTCTGAGATTGATGATCCAGAAATCATAACAAAAGTGGTAACTGTAGTTGATTGTGTAGGTAGATTCTAATGGCAGAACCAGTACGTTGCTACCATACTATTAGATATGGTAATGATCATGGAGAAATAATTTTTGGACACGTTCATGACGATGAGATTATTTCTGGTTGTCAGATTAGAACTGCAAATGATGGTGGGCGTCATTATATAACTATGGATAGTTCTGGTCTTTCTGAGACTGGTAGAAAAGGTGGAACTATAATGTCATCACCAGGATCCACTCAGATTGTTTGTGGTATGGATGTCGCAAAAGAAATACCAGCATTTATTACAATAGCGAAAAATGGTGATATTGTTTTTAAAGCAAAACGGGGAAGGATCAGATTTATAGCAGAAAATATTGATTTGATTGCTAGTGGATCTGATGGAAAAAATGGTAGAATCTTACTAAAAGGTAATGAAAAGGTTAGTATTAAAACTCAAATGTTTGATGTTGATGCTAATGCTTCGTGTAAAATAGTTTCAGAAAATACTGTAGATATTATAGGAAAATCTATATTAAATGTTTATGGTGGTTTAATAGATTTTGCTGATGGAGCAACATCTATTAAAGGAGGAAAAGCATTGGGTGGATTATTCCCATTCAGTAATGAAATTAAAAACTCACCTATTATTGGAGACTTTTTATAAATGGCGAAACTACCTGATTGTCATATAACTAAGAGACTCTTTGTTGGCGAAGGTTTACCCGCATGTCTAGGAGTATCTGGAGCTGAGATTCGTGGTTCTTCATATATTGAAGGTCCTGCCGTTGTAGGTGTCCCATTAAAGTTTCTTCCATATGAAGCTGGGGTGATGATCAGTAATGTTCAAAATACTGATATGCTTGCAGTACCAGCTCCAAGTATTGTAAAAATACGATCTACATCAGTACCAACACCGATTGATGTAGTTATTGGAGATATTGCTGGACCTGTAGGAGTTAATATCTTCTGTGGTCCTATGCCATTTGTTGTTTCATCAACATCTATTTCTTTAAATACTTTATTGCGATTTGATGTTTCTAACTTTGACTCAAAGGTTGCATCTCTAAAATCTGATATTGGAGCAAAGTTTTTTGCAGGAACAAAACTTGAAACTGGATTTGATTCTAATCTGGGATTAGCATTTAATGCGGCACCTTTATTTGGTGAAGCTCCAGCAGCATATCCAGACTTTGCTAGTGCTGCTACAACTTTAAACACAACTTACGGTATTGCTCTTTCTAAAAAACCATTTGATATTTTACACCCAACTAAGGATGGACATAGACTTAGATATGTTTCTTTAGAAGGACCAGCAGCAGAAGTATATTGTAGGGGTAAATCTACTTCTGATGTTATTGATCTGCCAGATTATTGGTTGGGATTGGTTGAGGAAGATTCTATAACCGTTAACTTAACTTCAGTTGGTAGTGATCAAAATCTATACGTCAAAGAAATTGTAGACAACAAGATTTATGTTGGTGGTGGAGTATTGATGAATGGAGAAAGATTATTTAAGTACCACTATACAGTATTTGCAGAAAGAAAAGATACTGAAAAGAATATTCCAGAATATAAAGGGTTGACACCAGATGACTATCCAGGCGATAATAGTGAATATAGATTGAGTTAGAATGAAAAAAGTTCATGAGTTATTTCCCCTGGTAATCTACCAGGGAAGTTTGGATTGCCATGAAGAGTTTAAAGGAGATAATATAGAAAGTTTAAAGAAGTATTGGTTTAATGGTTATGAGCATGAATCTCCAGAAGCGTCGTCAAATATTTTTGCCCATTTAAATACTGACTATTCTGTGTTCTTCAAATCACTTAGAAAGGTATTTGATGATTATTTTGATACGTTGAATATAAAATATGATAGATTAAGTTATCATATATGCAAATCATGGGTTGTTTATCATAGAGATGATACTACTCCGCCAATGGCACCACATAATCACAATGAGGCAAATATAAGTTTTGTGTATTATTTAAATACTGACGAAACTTCTGATAGATTTGTTGCTATGCAAATGAATAACAGTAATGAAGTATGTCAAGGATTCTTTGATACTGCTGACGTACATAACCTCATGACAAACTTCAATAGATATAACTGCAATAACTATACAATAACTCCTATAGAAGGTTCTGTTATTGTAATGCCTACTCAAACGTTCCATAAGACTATTAAAAAGAAAGCTAGAACAAATGAAAGAATTGCTATTGCTGGAGATGTTCGGGTTACTTTAAAACCAGAACATTTTAAACATCATCAAGGTTGTACACATCCCTCACAATGGTTGGAAATATGACGTATAAGATTGTAAATGATTCTAGAAAACCTATTTTAATAAAACATTCTGAAATATGTTCCCCTCTACCAAATGATCTTCTCATAGATGATGTTGATACATCTTATCCAGGGATTGTTATTAAATACGAAAATGGTTATTTGATTGAAGATGGTGTTCATAGAATGGCAAAACTTCAAAAACAAGGAATATTTGAGTCTCTATTTTATGTTGTAAGTATTGAAGAATATAGGAATGGAATGGTTTCCATGAAGTATCGAGAAACTTTTATAACTCTAGGTGCATGGAATCATAACTTTTTATCGCCAAGACCTCACAAATAAATAAACCATAGCAATGTTATGCGGAAGAAATGGCTAAAAAAAGGAATGTTGAATCTATCGATAAGATTACATCCCAACTTATTGCTGATAAGATAGATATTGATAGATTTTCTAGAGAGCAAATAGTTACTTTAGAAACTGCTAAAGTACCCTATCAAGAGGCATCTAAAAATTTAGATCTTTATTTGCTTGAAAGTTGTCAAGAAGTAAATACTGCTTATGAAAATGTAGAAAAATCTTATCAAAAGAGAATAGATGCTGGCGGTGCCAGTGATTTATTTTGGAGGATTGTGGGAGTATCTAGTCTTACTTCTACTACTCCAAATCCGAATACTGGACCACAAACAAAAGTTGTCGGTGTTTCATATGAGTTAAGATGTGAACGTTTGTCGAGAACGTATGATGCACAAGAAAATGTTGGATCAGGTTCTTCCACTTTTGATTTTAACCCTTCTAGCGTTCAAATATATCTTGGGAGAGAAGCGGGTATTGGTGATCAGCAACCATTAACGTCAGCTGGTAGTGATATGGATAGTGTTTTTAAACCTGTCAATCTTCATGGGATAAAGATAGATATAGAACCATATAGTAGAGATGTTCTCGAAACTTATGTAAATGTTTCGATTGGAACCGCTGATCTTGGAGGAACAAGACTATTTTTAGGTGAAATATATGATGATATTGAAATTGGACAGTTAGTTTCTTCAGAACCACAAATCATATTTCCAGACTCTGGTGTTAATATTGTAACTGGCGTTGGTACTGCAATCGCAAATCTTACAGGAATACCAAATACTTCTGGTGTAAATGGTGAGATAGTGACCTATGTTGATTTAAAAGACCCTGTAACTCAACTTGTAACTGCTCCATTATTTGATGGGCAATATCCGACATTCACATTCTCCATATCTCCAGATCAAGTCCCCGATAGTATTTCTGTTGGTGAACGTGATAGTCCTTATGAGCTTCAACAAGTGAAAAAAATGGTTGCATCTGATGCTGGAACAGGTGTAGAAGTAGAATACGATAACTCTGGGGTGGAAGTGTATAATGCAGAATGGCAACATTTTATGGACGGATATCCAGACCCTAAGAATGTTAGTCGTATTATTAGAGAACCTAAAGTTGGAAGTGGAAAAGTATATTATCCAATTGGATTTGATAGAAAACCTTTGAAAGCTGATGGTGGTAATGCTGGTGAGGGAGATACCAGAACAATATCGGAGTATATTTCTACATTTGGTGGATTTTTAGATCCTAACACATCACAACATTCAGATTTTGTCCCCGCATATAGTAGTCAACTTAACAATACTCCAGAAATAGATGCTGAAATAAAATCTAATGAAACTGAAGCTTTACAAAAAGAGAGTTCATTGAAATATAATGATGAGTTTTATAATAGTATTTCTCTTGCCAACAAAATAAAAAAGGAATATAATGATTTTAATATTAGAATATGGGCATATAGAGTTCAAATCGGAAAAGCTAAACAGGAAAAACTAGAAAAAGAAGAGCTTAAAACTCTTATCAATAATGATACATATAAACCTGTTGTCAATACTGGAGGGTCTCCAGTAGTAGATAGAAACTATTCAATGTCTTCTAATACCACTTTAATGAGTTCGACAGTTTTGACATTTGATATCACTGTATAAATAATAAAAAATCGCCTCAAGATAGTAAAAATATTATGTCTAAGTCTATTATCAATGTCGGTGCATTTGCTAATGACGCTAATGGAGATAGTTTAAGAGCAGCAGGTCAAAAAATCAATGACAACTTTACTGAGATCTATGATTATCTTGGGAATGGATCTGCAATTTCTGGCAATGTTCAATCTGCACAAACTGCATATTATTCTGAGATATCGGGAATCTCCACTTATTCCAAAGGATTAGCAGATAGTCCTCAGATTGCTGTAGATGGTGTTTCATGTGCAGGTATTGTTACTATGGCAAATAGTAACATTGTTGGAACTGCAGCAACATTTATTGCTGCAGGTATAACTACGGTAAGTTCTTCTTTACAAGCATTTCATAAAGTTGATTATAGTAATAACGACGTACAAGTACATATTTCAGATTTTAAATCAGGATCTGTTTTTGAAGTTATTCTTAGAAACACATCTGGTGATTCTAGAAATATTCAAATTTTCACAAGTGAAACTGATACTGGTCATGTCGCCGTTCCTTTATTAGGATCATCCTATGGTACTTTAGTTACTACTGGAATTATTAGTCTTGGTGCTACCAGAATGATGAGTGTACGAATATGGAATGAGAACGGTTCCGTCTACGGCACGTATGGTTGACAACTGCCCTCCACCCTGCTAAGATATATGGGTAATCAAGAACAGGACAACGAAATGCAAGATGAGTACCTGGCAAGGTGCGTTGTAGATCCATCTCGTAAAACAGTTTATATCTATGGGAGTGAAGGAAACGAAAATGAAATCGTTTGCGAGACCATTGATCAGTTTATGAACATACTTAAGTTTATTCGTGCTACAGTTGATGAAGACATTTTAGGTTACGCTGAATGAGACCAGAAACACGAGAAGCAATGGAAATGTTGTTCTCTGCTAAATGGAACTTGCCAAAAGCAGCACAACATGCTAATCTTACTAATAAGGAGATGAAGATTACTTTTAACGAGTATTGCAACTTTCATCCTCCATTATTATATGAACTTGATTTAGAAAATCCCGAACTATTACCTACTGACTAATGAAAATCAATCTTTGGTATTCCGAACACAAAAAACAATGGAGATGGGTGTTGTGTGATGATACTGATAGAATGAGACAAGAGTCTGGTCAACAACCATTTCTAAGAGATGCAATGGAAGACGTTGCAAATACTGTAGAATATATGCTTAAAACAATGCAATCTGAGTAAAAAGAAGAGGCTGTGTTTATTCACAGTCTCTTCTTTTTTTGATTGATAAATAACTTATAACGGAAACTATAATGTAAATAAAATGGGTCTCTCCAGATTAGATAATTTTCTAAAGTCAACTCGCGGAACTATTCTTTACGTTGACCCAAATAGTCTTGACTCAACTGATAGCATTGAAAATCAAGGTAACTCTTTGACCAGACCCTTTAAAACTATTCAAAGGGCATTGGTTGAAGCATCTAGATTCTCATATCAGAGGGGAAAAGGTAACGATAGATTCGGTAAAACAACTATTCTACTTTATCCAGGCGACCACATTGTAGATAATAGACCTGGATGGATTCCTACTAGTAACTCATTCACCCTAAGAACTAGTCAGGTTAGAGACGACTTTGGTGAATGGACATTAGACACTAACTTTGACCTAAACTCAGAAAGAAACGCTTTATACCAACTAAACAGTATTCATGGTGGTGTCATTGTACCTAGAGGTACTTCTATTGTTGGTTTAGATTTAAGAAAAACTAGGATTATTCCTAGGTATGTTCCAAGTCCAACAAATGATCAGATTGAAGCATCTGCTATTTTTAGAGTAACTGGTGCATGTTATTTCTGGCAGTTTACTATTCTAGATGCTGATCCAAATACCACATGTTATGCTGATTACACTACTAACCAGTTTATTCCAAACTTCTCTCACCACAAACTGAGAGTATTTGAATATGCTGATGGTGTTAATAATGTAGTCATTAATGATGCGTTTATTAATGGTACTGCAGGTGAGTTCGATAGAACTGATCTTGACATGTACTATGAGAAAGTTGGTATTGTTTACGGTCAGAATGCTGGTAGAGAGATTCCAAATGACTATCCACCATCTGATCTAGTTGATATTGAACCAGTTATTGATGAATATAGAATCGTTGGTCCAAAGGGTGATGAAGTAGGTATTGCTAGTATCCGTTCTGGCAATGGAACACTTTCTTCAACTCTTGTTACTGTTACAACATCTGAACCACTTGATGGTATCAGTGTGAATACTGCTATCGAGATTCAGGGCGTATCAACTCCTGGATATGATGGTAAATATGTAGTTTCTGGTATTAATAGTCCAACAGAATTTGAATATAAGGTACAAAATCCTCCTCCAGAAGCATTAGGAAACGTAACATCTTCAACTGTCAATCTGATTGTTGATACGGTATCATCTGCATCACCATATGTCTTTAACTGTACGCTACGAAGCGTATATGGTATGTGTGGTCTATTAGCAGATGGATCTAAAGCAACTGGTTTCGTATCGATGGTGGTTGCTCAATATACTGGTGTTGGTCTGCAAAAGGATGAGAATGCATTTGTTAAGTATGATACTACTTCAGGTACATACAAGGATGCTACATCAAATCTTATCAATCTTTCATCAAATACTTTATCGCAATATAAACCAGATTATGAGAACTTCCATATTAAAGCGACAAATAACTCTTACTTACAGTTAGTTTCTGTATTCGCTATTGGATTCTCTCATCAGTTTGTATCTGAGAATGGTGCAGATATTTCTCTCAATAACTCCAACTCAAACTTTGGTAATAAAGCACTTGTTTCAAAAGGATTTAAACAGGATGCATTCAGAAAAGATGATGTTGGATATATCAGTCATTTGATTGCACCAAAAGAACTAGAGTCCGAAGACTATACAGTAGAGTTTTATTCTATTGACGTAAATACTACAGTTGGTGTTGGAAGTACATCAAGAATGTACTTATATAATCAAACTAACGAAAACATTGTTCCAAATACTGTATTTGACGGATTTAGGGTTGGTGCTAAAGAAANTGATAAAATCTTCTTAGATGTATTTGATACGGCAGGTATTAAGAGTACCTATTCGGCAACTATTGTTATGCCGAATGCAGATTTTACTGATGGCATTTATGGCGCATATAGAAGAGACGATTTAGAGTTTTCATCAAAGAAACAGTTCTCAGTAAGAAGAACAAATACTGATACTGAGAATGACATTTTCAATAATGTCATTTCTTTCAATGAACCTCACCAATTCTTAACTGGTGAATCTGTAAGAATATTATCTGATAATGGTAACTTACCTGATGGTATTGAAGAGGATAGAGTTTATTTTGTTATTACAGATTCTCTAGATCCAGTTGGATTAGGAACTACACAGATCAAACTGGCAACATCACTATCAGACTCCTTCCAAGAAAATGTGGTATCTATTAATGAAAAAGGCGGAAACTTAAAGATTATCAGTAAAGTATCTGATAAAGTTGCTGGAGATTATGGACATCCTCTCCAATGGGATGATCAATACAATCAATGGTATTTAAATGTATCAAAGATTTCTGTCAGTAATCTAGGAGAAAATGATCTTTATAATGGTATTGTTGGACTTGGAACGACATCTCTTGGCAATGCTACATCCAGAACTTACTTTAAGAGAAAGATTGATAATAGATCATATTCTGACAACCTCTATAGTTTGAGATTTGTTATTCCAAAAGATTCTAACATTGAATCTAGAGATCCACTTGATTCATTTATTTTACAAGAATCTAGTGCAGGCATTACAACATCTACAGAAGTTGTAAAGTATTTTGATCCAACAGGATCACTATCACTATCAAACTCAACAGAACTTAGAAATCCAAGATTTATTTCCACATGTAGTTGGAGTGCTGGTCAAATCACTGTTGGCACAGAACTACCACACGATCTTGTTTCTGGTTCTGAAGTAACTATTATTAATGCTATCAGTGCTAATAATACTGATGGAACATTTAATAAAGGTTATAACGGATCATTTACTGTTACTGGTGTCAATAACTCTAGAGAGTTTACCTATAACTATGAATATGATCCAGGTGCATTCCAAAGTGATGTAAATACGAGAGACGAAAATCTTCCACGTTTCTATAAGAGTAAGTTAAGAAATACTTTCCAAGCATATAAGATTGAGAATGTTAAGCAATACATTCCAAGTTATCAGGATGGTGTTTATCATATTATTCCACTAAGAGCTTCAGAGTCTCCTATTGTTGCACCATTTACTGATAAGAAATATACACAGTCTTTAAGGAATCTATATCCTAGACTTGATAGAGACAATCTAGTATCAGATCCAAAAGAAGCAAGATCATTTGCTACCTCAGAGAAGATTGGTATTGTTGTTGTAGATGATCCACACAATAGTTTGACTAAAGAATCATCAAGATCATTCTTAAAAGATCTTGGTGTGGGTGTTGGAGTAACACACATTGTATCTGATAGTGTGGGAGTATCCCATACAATCTTTACTGATATTGATCATAGTCTTTTTGGTATTACAAACCTAAGTATCCAAAGTATTGGATCTCAATATATTCCAGGCATTTACTATAATGTCCCATTAACATCTGGAGTATCATCAACTACAGGATTTAATGCAACTGCTAGAGTGAGCGTTAGTGCTGCTGGTACTATTACAGATGTTACTATCATGAATCCTGGTAGTGCATATGGTATTGGTAATACATTATCACTTGCAACAAATATAAGCAGACAGGTTGGATCGTATGATGCGACAGTAAGAGTTGAAGGTATTAATAATGCAACTGGCGAAACTCTAGAAGTTTCTGGTATTGGAACTGGTAACTATACAAATCTGTATAGAATCTCTGGATATGAAGTTGGAGATGCTAAGAAGGTATTTGCTTATTCATCTGAAGATATTATAGAACCAAATACTGGTGTAAATAGAATCATCATTAGATCTACTGATAATGCTTCGATTATTAATGTTGGTAGATCAATCAAATCTTCCAGTGTCATTTATGATAATAGAGTTGGAGTTGCTACCTTTACATTCCCAAGAGCTCATGGTTTCTCTGTAGATGATAAAGTTAGAGTTGGTGGAGCAACAACTGAAGTATTCAATGGAGACTTTATTGTTAAGTCTGTAGAATCTACAAGTTCTTTTGTTGCACCAACAAAGTTAAGTATCAATGTTAAAGGGTGGGATACTATAACTCCTATCGGAACTCCTATCTTCCATCCACATGGTTTAACATCAAGAGGAGGAACAGTTTCAAACGAATCTGAACTATATTCTTCAAGACTATTCACTACTTATGCTGGTGTTTCTACACAAATCGGATATACTATTAATGTATTCGACTCTAACAATGACCCAATCACTATTAACAGCGCAGTAGAAAGAGGGTTTAAACTTGGGGATTATGTTCAGATTGGAAATGAGATTCTAAGAATCAGATCTGGAGTTTCCAGCGATACTGTATATGTTTTTAGATCTCTACTAGGAACTGCAAAAGAAACTCATAGAAATACTAGCGTAATCAATAAGATTAAGGTACAACCTATTGAGTTTAGAAGAAACTCTATTATTAAAGCTTCTGCACATACGTTTGAATATGTTGGTTTTGGTCCTGGTAACTATTCAACATCACTACCAGATAAGCAAGATAGAGTTCTAGGTTCACAGGAAGAAGTTCGCGCTATTTCTGAAAAGAATGAAGGTGGCGTGGTATTCTTCAGTGGAATGAATAGTAATGGAGATTTCTATACTGGTAACAAGAGAATCAACTCTTCTACTGGTGAAGAAAATCTGTTTGATCTACCTGTACCAACAGTAACTGGTGAAGAACCAGATAAATCTAAATCAATCTTTGGTTTTGAGGTACTATCTCCAATGGAGATTAGTATTGGTAGAGCTATTAGAGTTGAAGGTGGAAAGGACAAGAACGTTGTATCAAGATTTGATGGTCCAGTAATCTTTAATAACAAACTCACATCATATTCTACTAAAGGTATTGAAGCAAACTCCTTATATCTCCAGGGTTCTGAAAACGTATCTAGAAAGTATACTTTATCTGGAACAAAACCAGATTATACTGGAAACTATGGTGATATCGTATTTTATTCAGATCCTAAGGATAAGGGATATACTGGATGGGTTTATACTCAAGAAAATAGATGGATGAATTGGGGATTTATTGGTGGACCAGCAATCCAACTATCAACAAATAATAATAATGTAGGATTTATTTCTGCAATCAATATTGTTGGTCTAGGTCTGACATTAACCACTCAATACACTTCAGGTGCTAATGGTGGTATTTCTACTATTATTATTGATGATAATCCACTGATTGCCATTTCAACTGGTCCTTATAACCAACTTGTTGGTAATGCCAATCAAATGAACTTTGTTGGTGGTGGTATTACACTATCACAGATTGGACCTGCTGGAATAGTTACCGTCTACATGGAGAAGATCAATGTAGAAGCACTAGCACCATCTGGTCCATATCAGTCCATTCAGTTTTATGAAAGCGATGATACATTTGGCGGTGTTCCTTATTTTGCGTATAACAATGTAACTGGAACACTTGATATTGGTCCTACATCTTGGACAAGTGATGGATTTGTAAGCTTTGGAACTACAAATCCAACATCTAAAGTTGAGATTTATACTGCTGCTGAAAGAGCACTTTATATTAACTCTACTTCTGGTACTGGTGAGATTGTAAGGATTGAAAACGTTGGTAGTGACCTGAGTCCATTCATCATTGATATTGATGGTAACGTTGGTATCAATACTGGAAATGTTCTAGCAGGTATTTCTCTACAAGTTAATGGTAATATTGGTGTTGTTGGAGATATTAGATTCTTCAATCCAAATCAATCATTCTATGCTGGATTTAAGGCACAGGATGACCTTAGCACTAATCTTGTTTGGGAACTTCCAAAGATTGTTGGTTCTGCTAAGAGTATTATGATTAGTGAAACTTCTGGAACTATTGGATGGTCTACAATCTCAGATCTATTAGCAATAACATCAACCGATGCTCTACCTGAAGGAGATGCAAATCTTTATCATACTGTTCAAAGAGTTGTTAATGCTTACATGAACTCTTTAGGAAAACAGGTTGGTATTGCAATCACGTATAATCCAACTACACAAAAGATTGATTATGAGATATGTTTAGAAGAAGGTAAATATTTCTTCTCTAGTTTTGGAGTTATGCTTTGATAAAAAAAGGGAGGGTTTGATCCCTCCCTTTTTTATTAACACTCAGGCATTACTAAGACGTTATATGTGATTTGTTGTTTTGCTGGAGAGAGTGGTGCTCTTGTTCTCCAATCCAGAGCAATCTTTTTTCTAGCTGCAAACTCGATAGATTGTCCTGGTTTTAGGAAATACTCAGTTGGGAGTGGAACTTCTTGCAGTCTTCCCCACTTTCTCCACCAGTTCCAACCATATCCATAGAAATAATATTGTCTGGTGTTTAAGATTTCTTCTCTTGAAAATAAGAACATATATCCATTTGGATTATCTCCTCCACCATCTCTATTTCTTTGGAATCCCCACCAATATCTCCAATACCATCCATAGTTTAGACTCAATGAAGAAAGGTTCCTTCCAATAATACCTTCAATCCAGTCAGTTTCAATATCTGGAAGGTTTGGTAACTGAATGTAGGTTGCAACAGTTTCAGTGGTTGTTCTTCCAAAAGAATCTACTTCTGGTCCAGGAAACCTTTCTCCAGGAGTTAGGATTCTAATCTCATTAGTTCCTGTACCTTCAATAGAAAGATAGTTAAAAATAACCCTTACATTTCCACCAGTATTATTGGTATACAGTGTAAAATCGTTCTGCGCACAAAAGTAACCAGTCAATACTTCAGTAATCGATGCCATTTTATCTTTAGAATACTTGTTCTATATTTATTTAGAACTATAAATAGTTAAAAATTTCAACTAAGAGGGGAGAGTGAACCTCAATGGCAATTCAGAAGAACTTTGTCGTTAAAAATGGTCTTGAGGTAAGTGAAGCTCTAATCTATGCAGACAAAATTGCCGATCAAGTAGGTATTGGTACGACAAGTATTGACGGTAACTGCAAAGTAGAAGTTAGGGGCAATATTAAGGTTAGGAACTTATACCTTGCAGAAACGCTTGGTATTGGATCAATACCAAATCTGCAAGGAACAACGGTAGACTATGGATATGGTCGAATACTATCAGGTATTGTAACGTCTATTGTGGGCACGTCTTTGACGTACTCGTCGGGTGTAATAAACAAGTTTTATTCAGTATCGGGATTTGTAACATCTCTTGCTGGATCTGGAGTAACGTATACAAATGCGTATCTCACAAATATTGAAAACACTCATTTAAAAGTATCTGGTATTTCAACCTTTGATGCTGATGTAAGATTTGAAGATACCAGAAAACTAAAGTTTGGTAATAGTGATGATTTTGAGATTTATCATGATGGTTCAAATTCTTATATTCGTGATGTAGGTGCTGGTAACGTCTATATTGATTCTGTTGATGGTTCTATCAATCTTAGAGTCAATGGTACTGAAAATGCTATTGTTTGTAATGAAAATACTTCTGTAGGTTTATATTATAATAATGTCCAGAAACTGTCAACCACAGCTGAGGGTATACAGGTTGATCCTGGCGTTTCTGTTGGGAATACTGCTGGACAACCATATTCTTCACAAGATCTTGCTGTATTCCAGACCACTAACCAAAATCTATCTAAGTTAAGAATCGTTGAGAATAGAGATGTAACTGGAACAACTTGGCAATCTGCATACACAAGGATCCAAAAGACTATTGGATCCACTGACATGGGTTATATCCAGTTTAATGGTCAAGGAAACTCCAAAGGTATGGAGTTTGGAACTCAAAACGATGAAAAGTTTGCCCAGTTTATCGAAGATGGATCTGTAGAACTTTATTACGATGATGTTAAAAAGTTTGAAACTATTTCAGATGGTATTAAAATCTATGATGACACAGTAAATGCTGGTATTTTAGATTTCTCCCCAAATGGAATAGTAACATCAAGATCTGGAATCGTAACTTATTATGGCGATGGTAATAACCTAGATCTATATTACAATGATGCTACTGGTATTGGTATTGGAACAACAGGTGGACTTGTAGGTTATGCAGTAACATTTTTAGACCTTAAAGGTGATGGTATTTCTACTGCATATTATGGTGGTCCGCAAGGCATTACAACCATTTTCTTTGAAGATAAGAAAGCAGGTACAGTTGCAATCGGTACATTACCACCACCAAATCCCAAAAATGGTCAAACTTGGTATAGTACAGAATATGCTAGGACATTTGTTTATATTAAAGAAGATGCTCTGGGATATGGTGGAGCAGCAAATGTCTGGGTAGATGCAGCACCATTTAACGTTGGTATTATTTCTGCTCTATCCAGAGTTTCATTTGATCCAGGAACACCATCACAACCAGCAATATATTTCAGTGGAGACACATCAACTGGAGTGTACTCTCCAAGTTCAGGAAACTTTAATATAGTTTCTTTAGCAAGCACTATTATAAATGTTACTCCAAAAGGAGCAAATGTTTATGGTGGAGATGGACGTGACGGATATCTAACCGTAAATGAATCGGGTATAAACGTAGTTGGAGTTGCAAGTGTCAATAATAAAAAGATAATAGATCAAGTAACAGCATATGCTTATAGTGTAGCATTATCATAATATCATTTCATCCCATAAATAACATTCAAGGAGTCTTAACACAATGGCAAAGAAACTAGTATACAACTACACATTTAACCCAGGTGCTGCTGGTGTTGGTAATATAGTCATACATGGTTACTATCCACTAAAAACATTATTATTGGTTACTAATGTAACTGATAGTCAGATTATCTTTAGTTTTGCTGATCCCACTTATGCAGGATCTGTAGATTATAGTGATGCTACTGATGAAACCACTATTATCTTCAACTACGATACATCCAGCATGGATGCATCTGATCAAATTCAAATCTTTGTAGATGAGCAAGAAGCAAAGATTGATTTTTCAGAAACATTTGTTGATCCTGTAAGTAAACTAAGAGTTTCCAATCCACAAAACCTCATTGATACTGACTTTGAATATGGTCTACAACCAACTAAATGGGAAACCATAGAACTTGTTAATAATATACCATCATTTTATTCAAAAGACTCCCAATATTCGATTGAAGATGTTGCTATTGTAGAAGCAATCAATAGATCTTCAACTGTTACAGTTACTACATCAACACCCCATGGATTATCTGTTGGTGTTCCTATTGACGTTCAAGGACTAACAAGTCGAACAGCTGAAGGAAAGTTTTTGATTACATCTGTACCTTCAACAACTAGTTTCACTTACGTTGCAAAAGAGAATCAGATTTTAGAACAAGGTGCTGTCAATATTAATACCTCGTATACAACTATTAGAACTGGCGAGTTTTTTATTGGATCCGATATTAAGTTTAGAGAAGATGATGGATTAAGTTCAGATAATAGATCCAATAGTACAATCAATGTAACAACTGATTATGTTCATGGATTCACTCCAGGATCAAACTTTTATGTTACAAACACTGTAGGTTCAAAGCAATATAGACTGGGATATGTAACTAACGATCTTGCTTCTGACGATAGACCTAATGTTGATTTTGAAGATACCATTGAAACTAGCGGTACTATTACTCCAACATTAACAGAAACAAAGAAAATGACGGGCACATACGCCCTAAAGTTTGATGTAAACTCTGTTAGTACTGTTGATAATAGCATTACTTGGCCAAATCATAGATTAAGAGCAGGTGACGTTTTATTATATGTTCCTCCTTCTGGGGATACTGAAATCGGAGGACTTCAAAGATTTCAACTCTATTATGTAAAGCAGGCATTGACTGAGGATAAAATCACTCTTTGCGAGACATCAACTTCAAATACTGTTGCGGTTAATCCAGAAATCAATCTCACTTCTACTGGCACTTCTAACTTTGGAAGACATCAGTTGATTTTGGCATATGAGTATTATGTTTTGGCATCTTTCGATACCTCTTGGATTAGAATGATTCCAAGACATAGAGGATATGGATCTGGATCTGGATGGGATAGAAGATCAAGTTCGCAATACTATCCACATGGATTAAGTGGTAGAAAAGCACAAAGATGTAAGTTTATTTTTAAAAATTATAGTCTAAACAACAGTTGGACTGGCAATAGATCAGTTTATGCAACAAATCGAAATGTAAACTATACATTAGGAAAATCAGGAACAACTCCTGATGGATATGACTTTATTGAAGATTTCTCTAGATTTGATCTCCCACATCCAAATAATCCCGCAGTCAATACATCAGAACCAAACGATACTTGGAGTGATGAATATAGATCTTGGAGTAGATATTTTAGTTATGGTATTAGGTTTCAAGAACCAGGTGTAGGATATATTTTCACAGTTGATTTGGATTTTGATACTGAAGGAGACTCAATTTATGTTGAAAACCATGGCGTGAGTGTTGGTTCGGCAGCAACTGCATATTTCGAAAAGACTGGCGGCGGAAATGCGGTAACAAGATCTGATGTTGTTACTACTGAGAACGTGGCACCAACAACGACAGTATTTTCTGGCGATTTAAATGTCAATGTAACTGCTATATCACCAGATAGATTGAGAATAGGTGATCTGAATAGATTGCAACAATGGAATGGATCCTATAATCTAACATTATATAGAAATAATGGAACAAAAGATACCTTCCATGTTCCTGCTGTTGGTGGGATATCTAATAATGAAACTATATTTGTTGAAACAACAGGTACAGCAACTTTGCCTACGGGATTAACTGGACCAGTTAAACCAGAAAAAGGCAATGTTCAAGCGGTATATAATGCTTCTACAAGAGCATTAGATACTATTAGAGAAACACTTACTTCAAACTCACTATCTACACTTTTAGCATATAACAATAGTCAAGAGTATTATCCTTTTGTTAATAGTGATATAACTGTTGATGGTGGCATACAAAGATTGGGTTGGAGAAGAACTGTACTTACGGTTGCTGGTTATTATCCAGAAGGATCTGGAAATACTGCAAATATTTGGTCAACAACTAGCAAGGACTTTACATCACTAACTGGATGGGCAAATGGTCAAGCATTTGATCCTTTCGATACTACAAATCGTGCTGGTGAAGGTTGGTACATGTGCATCACACCGTTTACGGGTCAAAATACAACCATTCCTTACTGGGTTAGTGTAAAGCAAATACCAGAATACATTGAAGATAATCCAGAAGTAGGTGCAAATACATTCTTATGGTCCAATAGACTAAATGAAGACTTTCCACCAACAACCTTATCAAGTCTAACAAACAATGCCAACTCTGAAGCAAACTGGACTGATGTTACTGGTTCTCAAGCAGGGTTAGGTTGGAAATATACTCATGAAGCAAGATGGTATAGGGCAACTGTGATCAGTCATGGTTATATCTTCTTACAGGTAACAATAGCAAATAACACCTGGCCACAATATAAACCACAAAATACTGCTTTTGATATTTCTGCTGTTCTACCATTTGAATCATCAGGCAACGTATCTGGACAAAGATATATTATTTGCTGTGTTATCCCAATCAAAAATAATACTGCTACTACAAACTTTGGTCTTACTGGAACTATCTACACCTTCCAAGAACTTGCAGATATTGTTGCAAATGAAGTAGCAGAGACTCTATCCAACCCAGTATTAACTGTTGGTATAAACACAGTAAAATCTAGAGTCGTATCAAATACTAGATTAGCACTGCAAAATGATGATGGAGTTCTTTACAACCTTAGTGGTTTTGGAACTGCTTCTCCTGGTGGAAGTGTTGTCATCAGTACAGAAGAAAAAACAGGTGGTGTTGATGGTTACTACCAAGCATATTCTGTAGATAGTAACTCATTTAAACTGGGCACAAATACAGCTATCGCTGAAAGAGTAGTCGAGTGGGATTATCAGAATGCAAATTCATTATATATTACTTCGGTTAATCACAAAATACCAAACAACCAAAAAGTAGTATATGATGAAATATCTGGTGGTATTCCTGGATTAACAACTAATACAGAATATTATCTCGATGTCACTGGTCCAGATACATTTGGATTTAAAAATAGTATCAGTGGTGATAGGATTACGATGGGCAGTACTTTGAGTGGTTCATTCAAACTAACTGTCAATAGTATTGCAGGTATCTCATCGATTCCAGGAACGGTTTCTATCTCAACTGTATCTAAAGTTATTACTGGAACTGATACTGATTTCCCAAGGTATTTTAAAGTTGGAGATGATTTTATAGTTGAAAATACCACTGTATCACCCTCAGAATACTTTAGACTTACCGTTGATTCTATCGTTGATAACACTGCTTTAATACTAAGAGAATCTCCAGGAATATCTAGTGAGACTGCAAGACTGTTTGTTCCAACAAAAATCAATGTTAGACCTGATGGGACAAATGTTCATAGACCTTTCGATGGTGGCGTTGAAATAACAGCAGGTAGTTCACCTAATAGCAATATTGTACGTCAAACTCGTAAATACTTTAGATATCAGTCAGGTAAAGGTATTCAATGTTCTCTTGCTATCAACTTCAATCCTCCAAGACAAATCGTATCTATGTTCGGTCAAACTAACGGAACATTAGTTGACAATCAAGACTATGAAGTTAATATAAGAAATAGAGCATCTTCTGCATATATTTCATTTGGGGAAGATAGAAATGGTAATGTCTTATCTGATAACTCTAAGATTACTGTTTATGATATTGACACCTTAACTCTTAATATTGGTGCTCCAGGAAATCCTCTTTGGATTAAATCAGCACCAACAACGGGTATAGGTGATTCTATTTCACAGACATATGTAACTAATAATGGAACTGATGAAGGAAGCATTGTATTTGATACCACTACAGTTGGTGTAGGAACGTATTATTATCAGTGTGAAAATTCTTCTCCTATGGGTGGTGAGATTGAAGTTCTTCCAACTCCTTCTGCTGGTCCAGGTGAAACTTTTGTTAAGTTCTCTACATTAACTCCTCATGGATTATTGAAAGGAAATGATGTCAAAATAAGAGGTGCTGGTGATTCTGCATACGATGGTTCTTATGAGATTGTGGCAGTAAACAATGAAGATGCATATTATATTTCTTCAACAACATCTGCAACTTCTATTGTTTCTTCCCCATCATTAGAATACAATATCCAAGAGTGGAATAATAGTGCAGTTAGATGTGGATTGTTTGATTTCCAAAATGGATTCTTCTTTGAATATGACGGATCTACATTGTATGCGGTTAGAAGATCATCAACTTTCCAACTTCCATTAAGAGCAGATGTGACTTTCCGTAGTCATATTGTCAACTGGACAGCAGGCGCTAAGTTTACTAATAAAGTAGACGTTAATGATTATATTGTTATTAGAGGAACTTCATATAAAGTGACTTCAGTTACTGATGAACAACTTAATATTCAACCTGCATATAGAGGTACAAGTGATGTTGGTATTACTATTACCAAGACAGTTGATACTAAAGTAGCACAGCAAGATTGGAATATTGATAGAGCAGATGGAACTGGTCCATCAGGATTTAAACTTGATAAGACCAAAATTCAAATGGCATATTTAGATTATTCTTGGTATGGTGCTGGTAAGATTCGCTTTGGATTAAAAGATACTTATGGTCATGTTAAGTATTTCCACGAGTTCATTCATAATAACCTCCTAGATGAAGCATATATGAGATCTGGTAACATCCCAGGTAGATATGAAATCACTAACTTTGGTGGGGTTGTTCCGTCATACATTCCATCACTATTCCACTGGGGTACTTCAGTCATGATGGATGGTGGATTTGATGATGATAAAGCATATCAGTTTACAGCAACTTCCAACACACTTGTGTTCACAAACGGTGATGGTGATTCTGCGAATACTACAGCAAACTCCGATGTTTATTATTCTTCGAGAGATGGTAAAAGAGACTGGTATTTAAGACTATTTGTTGCTCCTGCTAACTTGAGTAAGTTTACTAGTGGTTCTGCACTTTATACAGTGGATGGGCAACTAAATGGAGAGACTGTTAACAGAACAGGATTCTTTGGATCTAATGGTTTTGTTGACATCTTTATTGGTCATACACATGGAAATCAAAACTTAGATATTACACCAAGTATTGTTTCTAGCACAACTATCTACATTGGTGCTCCTCCATCAGGAGGAGGTACTGCGGTTGAACTAGGTCCAGATGTTGAGATGCCAGTTATTAGTATTAGACTTGCTCCATCTGTTGATAACAACCTAACTGGTCCTGTAGGTTCAAGAGATATTATTAACCGAATGCAGTTACAGTTGAAGTCATTAGGTATTACATTAACACATGATTGTAATGTTGACCTGATCTTAAATGGATCTATTGATAATAAAGATTTCGCAGCAGTTGATACACCTTCACTATCCGAACTTATTGTTCATGATGGCGGAGATCAACTAAAGAATGGAACTAGGGTGTTCTCATTCAGAGCATCTGGCGGTGCTGAAGATGCAACAGGTGCAAGACTTGGATCAACAACTGACTTTGATTTAACTAGCATTACTGACTTGGGTAATAGTATCTTAGGTGGGGATGATGTTTTCCCCAACGGTCCAGACCTATTGACCATTGCAGTTTCACCTATTGATACCTCTGGTGTTAATGCAACTTCTCCTCTGAAAGTTTCTGCTAGAATCACCTGGACAGAATCTCAAGCATAATAATCCTCAGAGGGTATAAAACAGTTTTATACCCTCTCTTCATAAATATTTCAAAAGCAGATAAAAATGTCACCTATCAACTTTCCAGATAGTCCTACTCCAGGAGATGTCTTTAGAGACTTTGATACTGGGTACAAATATGAATATGATGGCGTAGTTTGGAAAAGTTACGTCGATGGATCATCATCAAGTATCAAAGTTATTGATGATGTTTCATCACTATTTGATAGTTTTCAAAGAACTTTTGAGTTGAGAGTTGGTGGGACGTTATTTTATCCAATCAGTGCTCAACATATTAGAGTAGCACTTAATGGAGAACTGCAAACACCATATACAGATTATACCGTATCTGGAGCACAGATTACATTCGATGTTCCACCAACACCAGGAACTGAGTTTTCTGTTGTCAATCTTCTGGTCACAGCAGAGTCTCCATACACTGAAAGTTATCTAACCAATCTAGACGTAGAGAATAAAGTTACAGCATTATCTGGTGTTGTAACTACTATTCTTGGAACTAATATCGAATATGTTGGGGTTGGTTCTTTTGGTACTGTTGCGATTGGAGAAACTGTTGTTATTAACTCTGATCAAGGATTAGAGAATATCCTTTCTATTGACCCTACTACATCACAGACAATCTATGATTCTTTATTAGTAAGTCCAACTGAAAACTTTCCTAACATTAATGTAGCAGGCGTTTCTACATTAGGTTTTATTACATCAACTGATGGATTATTCGTATCATCAAATAGTACTACACCAACTGTTGAAATAACACAAAATGGTCTTGGAGATGCTGCAATAATCTATGGAAGAGTTGGTATCAATACTTCTGAACCCAATCGAAATGCAACGATTTATGGAACTGCAAATGTTATTAATAAAAACGCTTTTGATTCAGAAACTATTATAGGTTCTTATTATGTTGAAGTTGGTGCATTTCTGAGTGGAATTGGTACTCCAAGTACATCCATAGATTTGCATGGAGGATCTCCAGACTATGTTGACTACAGTACAAGATTATTAAGGAATGCTGGTCCTGATGGTTCTTTCATGATAATGCAAAGGGGATTGGGGAACATTGAAATAAATGGAGTTGATGGAGCTGGATTTTATATTACAAGTGGTGAATCAATAACCTTTTCAATTGATGGAAATAGTGGAAATGTTGGTATCAATACCACTGATGCGTCCGAAAAACTAGTTGTTGTAGGTAATGCCATTGTCAGTGACAGAGTAAGTATTGGTAGTACACTTAAAGTTCTTGAAGATGCTTGGGTAAGAAATACCTTAAGTGTTGGAAGTTCAGAAGTTTTGGGTAGCGTTCCTACAGATGAAGGTGTAATCTCTGCTGTTGGTAATGGTAAGAATGTTATTATCATCCAAGCAGATGAAAATACTGATGATAGAGGATTAGCATTTAGAAATGAGTTTGATCGTTATGCTGCATATATCAATCTAGCACCAAATAATATTCCATATCAAGGAGATCTTGTATTTGGACATGCAGTAATCAACGTTGCTAATGTTGATGACGTTCCTGAAATACTGAGATTAAGTAATGGTGGTGTTGGTATTGGAACCACCATTGCAAGAGAGTCTCTGCATGTTTTTGGTGGAACAAGACTTGAAGGTGATGTATATCTCAGGGGAGGTATGTTGGTTGAGAAATCAATAACCTCAAATGGTAGTGTTGGAAATCAAACATTAACTCCTATAGGTCTTTCTACGGGAACAAGTTTTTTCTATGATGCTGTCGAACTTGGAGAAATGATACCTCACTTCAGATATGATGCATCAACAACATTGTATGATTCGTTAGATATTGGCGAATCTGTTACAGTTTCTATATCTGCAAATACAAATAACATAGGATTCTGTACAACTATCTACATTGATGGTGCATTACAATATCTGTACTGGCCAAATGGTGTAGTACCAACAACTACCGCTGCCCAATCACGCGACAAATATGTATTTAATATCATGAAGACAGGTGTTCCACCAAATGAATGGACAGTTATGGCAACAGTTTCCAACAACATTCTAGTCTCATGAATCTAGATTTTAATACTAAGCAGAAACCTTTCGATACTTTTGGATCATTTTCTTCTGGAATTATAACTCCAACCTCACAAAGTGGTAGAAGTCCATATGATCCTGGGATTAGTGCTTATGATATCAAAAGAAGGTATCCAGATTCTCCTAATGGTTTTTATTGGATTAAAGGTGCTAATGGGAATGCAATACCTGTTTGGTGTCAGATGATCGATAATGGTAATGGTTTTGGGTGGATGTTAATCGCTACTGCTCAAGGTAATGGTAATACTGCTGCTGGAAATGCAGCATCATCAGCTATACATACTACCGCCGCTGTAGGTGAAATTGATCTTTCTACTGGCACTATTCCATCAGCATATAAGATTTCAGATGTAGATATAAACTATTGGACATCTAGAGCACGTCCACAACTAGATCACCCAAAACTTGTAAGTACACCAGTTTTTGGACTTGCGTGTCCTGCTACAGTTCCTGCTAATAAAAATCTATGGTATGGAGAAGTCATTGAATGGTTCATTCCAGATACTAATTGGACTAATAATAACATAGATTTTAGGGGGAAAAACACTGGGACATTTAGTAATAGAGGTTATGATACCTATAGTCAATATTTTTTAGGAACACCACTTAATAATAACTCATTCCTTTCTGGAACATATACTGGATTTGGTCCAACTCTATTTGAAAGTTATGATTCATGGGGAAATCAAATAATATTTGGTGCAAATATTGGTGGTGGTTTTTTTCAAGGGGAATTGAGAACTAATGGATTTTGTTTCTATCGTGCAGGATAAAACCAGTTTATAAACTGTCCACTTAACCCCGCAGCAACGCTGTGGGGTTTTATACTATATGGGTATCCATGAGGTGAACATGTCAACCACAGATAAAATCATTTTTGTGGGATCCTTTTTCATTTTAATGAACTGGGGTGTTCGCGTTAGTAATGCAACCTTTGAGTTTTTGTTCTGATGTTGTACTTAGAACAGTCAGGAAAGGGGTCTAGAAGACTCTCTAAGGACGTTGTAACGTGGTTTATGTGGAAATACCTTCCTAGACACAATATAGAGGTTTCTTTGCTTCATAGAGGTCTTTTAAGAGAAGGTGTTTATGGGTGGTGTAGCGTACAAGATTGTGATCATCGACCAAGATCCTTTTTGGTTGAGGTTCATAATAAACTAGACCAAGACACTTTCATTAAAATTTTACTACATGAACTTTGGCATGTCAAACAGTTTGTTACTGGTGATATGAGAGACAAAAAAGGTAAAAAACACTGGAAAGGAGTTGACATCTCTGATGTTGACTATGATGACGATCCTAGTGAGATTGAAGCAACTGAAATGGAAAACCCATTGCATTACGAGTACAGTCTTGACAGACTCATCGGATCCATTGTATAATCGCTTTGTCAGTATTGGAGTTCATTAAAGACTAATCTATGAAAAAGAAGTTTGTTTCTCTTGTTCCTTTGAGTTCAGCAGCAAAGTTTCGATTTGCCACTGAAATGGATCATTTTCACGCATGTATGGTTTTAGGAGAGACTGATGACATGTTTGATTTGGTTTCTTTGAATGGTCAGTATTTGACTAAAGTTCCTAAGAAAGGGAACTCTCACTGGCAAGTTGTTAAATAGTTTTACATTAGAGTATTCTAACTATGAAAGATCAGTACACTATTGACGACGGCGAATCCAAACAAGACAAATGGAATCGTGGTCTTGATATTTTTATTGAATCAGTGCATAAACCAGATCCTGCACTAAGGCAATGTGCCCATAATCAAAAGTGTTACCATGAGTTAATGGAAGTGAGAGATAATGTATTGAAATACTTAAATACACTTAGATGGCATTGAAATGAACTATAAACCATATAGTCCTGAGTGGCACAGATATAGGTATTTGAAGGAAGCGATTGATAAGTACCTGGATGATTATGTTGATAATCAGGATATCATGAATGATATTTTAGATATTATCTGCGATCGTTCAGAAATAGCATACAAAGAGTTTAGTAAACTCAATGAACTAGAAGCAAAATTGCGTAACTAAAATGCTTTCAACTCAATACAGACTAAAACTAGAGTTTATTTGCAAATGTATTGTAAATGGGGAAGATGTAAAACTTGAAGATATTATTTGGGCAGAGAAACTTGCTAAAGCAAATACTACTGCAAGGGATTGGTTAAACAAAGCACGCAGAAAGGCAGCAAATCCTGATATACAGGAGGGAAGTATGGATGATTTTATGAATAAAATGGGTTTAGGAGATCCTGACCCATCAAATCATCGCACTGGTTTCGGTAGTGCTGATGAAATAGTAGACTGGTTTAAGCAAGACAAACCAGATGATTGGCGCACTCGTGATTGATTTAATGAATACCTACAACTCAACACTTCTAATAATCTTTGGTATTGTTGGATACATAATGATAGTTGACAAAAATGTTGCAGACTATTTTATTTTTTTAACTAAGATTATTGGGTTAAATGTTGAGAGGTTGTATTGGATGATACGGTTGCATCCTAAAAACTTTGTAACAACCTGGATCAGCAACCAAAAGTATGATAAGATTGCAAGGCAGATGCACAAGGAGTTCCAAGACCGCAGTGATCAGTGACAGCATTTACAAACTTGCTATTGAAGTTGCAAAATCATCACTCTCAAAAAAGAAAGTTGGTGCAGTTTTACTAAACAAAAGCAAAGTAGTTGTTTCTGGCACTAATCTAGAAACAAAATCACATCCTCTACAGGCAAGATTTGCTGAACGTGCAGGACTCAAAGAAAAGATTTATCTTCATGCCGAGATTTCCGCACTTGTCAAATGTAGAGAAGAATGTGATACTATAGTAGTTGCACGAGTTAATCCTCAAAACAAACTTCGAATGGCACGTCCATGCCCAATCTGTGAACTGGCACTAAAAGAAGCAGGGATTACAAAAATCCATTACACTACAAACCAAGGTTTTCTTTACGAGTATCAATGATGAACAAACCTTATCACGATAAAATGAAAGAGCGTCTTAGTGATGTTGTTTTTGAATATCTTTCCGATAAAGAATCACTGCCACTATTTCTATCAGACTTAAATGAAATATTTAAAAGTAACTATGACTACTTCAAAACTTATGCAGATGGGTGTAAAGAAGTTTTAAATAAACTTCCTGTTTATCGCAACGATCTTGTTGAGTACTCCAAGTATTATTATGATCGAGATCGTAATCGAAGCACCCCAATCAATAATGCTTCTAAAAAGGATTGGGATGACTTTTGGGATGGTTTGTAATGGCAAATAACAAATGGAACATTGATGATGATGAGAGTCTATACGAGATCATCATGAACTTAGAAAAAAGAGTAAATGAGTTAGAAAAAGAAAATGTGGGAACCACAAACACACTTTACGAAATCTTAAACACTTTAGAAACAATCCAATGGCACTATCAAAATCAGTAGAAGAAAGTTTGAATGAAGCGGAGAGTAATCTTCGCAATGCTCTAGCATTTGCTGCTAGACAAGAAAGACCTCTTGTTTGTAATAACATCTCCAAACTTATTTTGGATATTGAACATATCAAGTCTTTTGATGAACTACTAGATACTATTGATCAATCTATTCAGATTGACAAATAAACTACAAACAAGTAAACTTACGGAGTAACCTAAAGAAGAAATGAAGTACCTCTACGTTGTCGATCATTTTGTTCCATTCCCATCCTCTGAATATGGTGGTATTTGGAATGTAGTCGCTTCAAATAATGAAGAATGTTTTGATTTGATTACAGATTTTGATGCAGATGATAATGTTGGGCATTATTCTGATCTACGACAAAACATTATGAAAGCAAGGGTATTTCCTCTTGCACAAGATATTGAATCATCAGTAATCGCTGAGTTTACAACATGAAGTTTTCATTAAAATCTAAAGTCTGTTACAAAGATTTGTATGGATTTGTAGATTTTATTGACAGTGAGTGTATAGTTATTCAACTACCAACACCACCAGGTAGACATCCTCCAAGAGTTGTTGTTTATCACTATGACTTTGATAAAGTCAAAGTTTTGAAAGATAGTGATAAATAATAAAAAATACTATTACTAAAATGGCAAGATTAATGGCAAAACTAGGACTAGGTGTTTCCGTTGCGGATTTCAACAACGATGAACACGTTGAAGATAGGACACCAACAGTCACTGCTGTTGCAGATGATATCTCTGTGTCAGAACCTGAAGGTAAACTTAATCTAGGTATTTCTGTAGATACTGATCTTGATGAATGATTAAAAAACGAGTTCAACCAGAAACTCCAACAAAACCTTTCAATGAAACCTTTCCTTTTGGTCTAAGTTGGACCACAAAAGAAGGAAAGAAAGAACTTGAACACTTTGCTTATTTTCCCTACGATGACTACAGATCAAGATACGTGCAACGATTCAAAAGTGAAGGAGGCAGAAAGTTCAAGCGATTCAAAACCAAACCAAGAGTATGAGTGGATTGATGATGTTTTCCGCGTAGAAGAAACACGTTTTATGTGGAAAAGTGTCCGTAAAGATAATGGTAAAGACTTTTTATTTGGTGTTACTAAAGAAGCGGTGATTCATATGTCACGCTGGCATCTTAAATGTGAACAAGAAGGAACTCTTGAACAACATACAAAAGTAGTTGGAGATGGTTTTGTTGGTGGAAAACTATAAATAACACTAAACTGTGTTTATATAAAAATGAAGTCTTACAAAGAGTTTGTTTCTGAAGCATTCAAAAGAACTGGCAAGAAAATATCCTTTGTAAGACTTCATCATGGGTCTGATGAAGACTCAGTAAAATCAATCAAAAAGAGTGGTCCTAGACCTTCACCTAAAGGTAGTGAGGGTCCAGGACATTATGTCACTCCAGATAAAAAGAAAGCATCAAAATATGCTGAGTTTACTTCTAAATCAAGAAAGAAGAAACCAGCAGTAGTATCATATAGAGTTTCAAAGAAAAGGATTACTAATACAGATAGTATTCCAAAAGGACTTACATCTCAAAAGAAAACTACAAGTGAGAAACCAGTTGTAAGAAATACACGAACTGGTCATGTTGCCATGGACGCTGACTATGCGAATAAGAAAATGATTCGTAAGACAGAACCTATTATTCGTCGTAAGAGGAAAAAGTAATGGCAAAGGGAAACGTTGGTAATACTAAAGAATATGTTCAATGTTTAGCATTTGCTCATTTTGCCATCCACAAATATCCTACAAAAAAAGAAGATCAAGAAGAACATAAAAATTCTTTTTATAACCTTTTTGTTACTTCTATAGATCGAAAAAAATATGATATTAAAAAGTCAAATCTTAGAGAATATAAAAACTATTTGGGGACAAAATTTCCTTTTATTAGATGTTTAAGAGATTTTAAAACAAAAGTTGGTGAAAGAGGTAAATCTAAAGGAAAGATTATCGCAGATACTACAGGGCAAAAAGTATATGATGTTGCATTGGAACTTTATAAATCTAAAGTTATTGGTCAAAACTGGGAAAATTATGAATTTCTAGATCAAACTGATACTTTTACTCAAACTGTAAAAGATGCTGCATTAGAAAAAATTAAAAACGTTTTAGGAATAACATTCAAACTTGATATGCTAGCAAGTTTTGATATGTTTATTGTTCATAAACAAAAAAAGAACAAAATATTAGATGAAATAAACACTCATATAATAAATGCAGATGATGCAACTATATTGAGAAACTATTCATTAAATCAACATACTTATAGAACTATATTAAATCGACATTTTAAATCTTCTTCAAATATAAGACCTCTAGTTGCCGTCTCACTTAAATTGCCAGGAACTATCGAACAAAAAAAATATATAAACATAGTTGGAACAGAAAATGTAAAGAAAGAACTATCTGAATATATTGATCCATATACTAAATTTTTAACTCTAGCAATATCATCTAAACCAAATGAGTTAAAATCATTGATAGAAAATCTAATAAAAATAGAATATGGTGAATTTAGAACGGGTTCCAATATATTAACTTGGGAATTGCCAGTATCTTTTAGATATAAAGTAGCAGCACAAAAGGTGTTTGGTAGAGATATTGAACCATTAAGTGATATGAATTATAAAATAGTTTTTCTTGCTCAAGGATATGGTGCTGGATGGAATGGATTTGTGAAGGTTGGAAAACAAGGTCCACCTTGGACTGGTGGAGGTGCAGCATCAACATTTGAATTTTTCTATGAACAATATCCAGAATACTCTAAGGTTATACAGAAATTAGTTCAGTTAAGAGCAAAAGCTTTTAATTATGTTTTAACTGGTAAAGAAAATGGAAAAATAGATACTTCTACTTTTTCAAATAAGTTAAAATCATTATATCAAGGAGCACTAAGAGAAATAACAACCAGAAAAATACTAGTTAATACTATTGGTGTGAAATATACTAACATTGAGAAATTTTTTAATCTTTATGATGAGGAAAATAAAAGTAAAGATAGTATGACAATGTATCAAGTTGCCGTTATTAATTTAGTTAGGGGGAAAATAAATCCTTCAATTAAAATAACAAACAAATACGCAAGTTTTAATATGGATGTTGGTAAAAAATCAGAAAGGAAAGCAACATCTTCTGAAACTCAAAAAAGAATAAAGGCACATTATGCACATGCACAACTTGCGTGGTTTACTTTTATTGGTGGAAAGAGTTATCAAACATTTCTCAAGCAAAGAATGTTTTTGAACATATATGGAGTTATCAGCAAAAAGGGATATAAGATATTTGATTACAATAAAAATATTACCACAGTTAAAAGTGGAATCACCGCAGCAATGAAAGGTATGCCTAAAGCAGCATTTGACTCTGCTCCTCACTTGTTACTGTCATGAAACTGGCACATTGATGATCTCACTGCAAGTTGATATGTTATACTAGAATTGTCTTAAGGAGATCAATGAAGTTTAATTTTTCTGATTTTGCGAATAGAGAAGAAGCAATTAGTTCAGTAGAAGAATCTATTGAACTGATTGTTGATTGCTATTCTAAAGATTCTTTGTTGGATAACTATCTCGATGAAGAAACTATTGACAAGTTGAGATTTATTCTCAATGATATTTCGGAAGGAAATATTAAATAGAACCAGTTTGCGATCCGTCACACCACCTCTTCACAGGGGTGGTTTTTTATTGTATACTACATTCATACGAATCAAACAAATGGGCAAAAGTAAGTTCTTCACCGATTGTACCAATCATCATACGTTTTCACTCGATCACGTTGTGTCAATTACTAAACACACTAGAGTTGCTGTCAGATCACCCTTTGATATACTTGGCTATCAGATTGAGATCACTCTTCTTATATGTGAAGAGGTACAGGATTTAACAATTACCTTTCTTCCTGATAATAAAGATGAGAGAGATGCGGAGTTTAAACGATTGTGTAGAGCACTATCAAAAACCACTTCCTAAAAGGAGGTCGTGTGCGCTTCGCAAAGTGGCATAGTTCCTTGTCTCAGTCCCCTGAGAGTGCTATAATAACTCTATTGAATCACACACCACATGACCATCACTCTTCGTCCTCACCAGGAAGATGCTGTCAAGGCAATGCTGAAGCATGATCGTGGCCAGGTTCTGATTCCGACTGGTGGTGGAAAGACCATGTGCATGATTCATGATACTCATACACATTTCAAACTATTCGACAATCAAGTTCATGTGGTAGTCGCCCCCAGAATCTTGTTAGCAGATCAATTGTGCTCTGAGTTTCTTGAGCACATCGATGCTCATGTGCTCCATGTGCATAGTGGAGATACAGAACACTTTAGCACCACAAAAGCAAAGACCATCAAAGCATGGTCTGAGAATGTTGATGGTAA